ATGCCAATCTCAGGTGCACAAAAGAGGATTGCCGAAAAACAGAAGGCAGCCATCAACCCCCCGCGTCAAAAGAGAGAGTGCTACATCATGTGCACCATTGGCGCGGCTTGTGATTGTGCGTTCGAGAGAATCACAACAGGGGGCAAACATGCACACCTCAAGAGAGAGAGAGTCATAGAACTACCGATCGAGCTTGATATCGATAGTATTGTGTCTCAGATCGAGATTGATGAGCCCGACCCCGTCAAGGTCGAAAAACTGGTGGAGCCAGTCGTTGAAATTCCTCACGTTGTAGAGGTCGATGTTAGAGCCGAACGTCAAGATGTTGCCACCGGCAACAAGGAGAAGGCATTGGAGCTACCGCTTAGGCGAGAGACCCAATTATTGAACAAAAGCCCCAATGTTCTTCCCCTTGTTATCGTTGACAATATGGACAACAAGATCCCCCAAGTAGCGCCAGACTTCGGAGATCACGGATGCATGGTCGAGTCAAAAACCCATGAGTTCATTTATGCACCTTGTGCAAGCTGTGGTTCTCCATCCAAGGACCACTGTTTGCACAATAAGTGTAAGCCCAGCTGTAAGGAGTGTAATCTGGAACAGTTGAAGTCAGCACAGCAAGCTCTCGGAATGATTGCTGCTGCTGAAGACGGTAAAGAGGATTGGTGGAGTCGCGGTATCAAACTCGATACCTGGTTCGCCAACCTGAGTGATACTACACGAACCGGGCCAGCAAAGGACGTCGTCACCATCTACCTTGACGGTTTGGTAGTGCGTGGCGGGCTTTTGTACAGGTTCAACGAGAAGCTCATGACGCTTCTAGGACATTTGCCTGGATTACGGGTTGATGACTCCTTCAGTGTCAATGAGGGTAGTTCTGACTATGCATCCAGCGAGGTGTACAATGTCAAGAACAACAAGAGCAGGAAACTGCGCTTCTCGTTTCTCAGTAAACGCCGTGGCATCAGCCTGGCTAGGCCAAGTGAAAACCGTAACCTCATGAGCAAGTACAAGCTCACTATGGAGGTACGTATATTCCCTGAACTCTTCGAGCAGTTAGTGTGTGATAAGAACATGCTTACTCGAAAAGTTCTTGATGGTGATGGCATCATCTTGGAGTCGTTGGCACGCGCGTCGTACAACAGTCTCAAGGAGTATAAAGGGTACGATAAGTGGATTAAACAGCCTCGTGTGCTTGCGCACACCATAATCTACTATATGAATCAGAGCGAGGGCAACGCTGCTCTGATCTCAGACGTCCGCCGCACCTTTGACAAGGATTTTCGGGGACAGGTTACATCCCAGTCTACATCGGCGGTCGCGAAGCGATCGTAGGTGGGATAGAGGACAAACGTGCGCTCATACGTTTCGTCCCGCAGCCGTGCAAGCTGGAAGGTTCCGCGAAGAACGAATTCCGAAGCAACAACCGTTTCAATGTCACTAAAGGCCATGACTTTTGGAGAGACGGGGAGCTTAACTTCACACCAAGCGTCGAGGGCACTTGCAAGGTAGATAACTCTTATCGGACCGGTTTCGGCCCGTGCGTAGCACACACCGGAGTTATCTATTGCAAGTGTGATACTTGTGTAAAAATGGCATTTAGGAGGCTAACACAAAGGAGAGAGCCCACCGCCTTGCGCGTTCAATACGCGCTTGACGATGGTCACGATCCTGATGAGTTCGCCGCCAATTATGACGATATGTTGATGCAGAATCAGAACAGATTCTGGGAGAAGAATCAACACATCCGAGATACACTTTCGAAGATGTACTCGCCCCACTTCGCTGAGTGGGAGGGTATTGAAAACGAAGCTGAGCTACACTACGACGACCCCCACACCAAGAGGTTGTTACGTGTTCAAGCTTGGAATGAGCTTAACGAGGACGGAGTACGCTACAAGAAATTGTGGCTGAAAAAGGTCTTGTATAAACTCAAGTGTGATGAAATTGCCAAAGTGGGGAAAGTTCCAAGGATGATCGGTGACCTCGGGGTTGCTGCATCTTTGCAAGGATTTCGTTTGACCAAATGTCTGAAAGAGGCACAGGAGGTCGAACCTTGGAGTTTGAATGGTGGACAGATTCATTTCTGTTCATCACCAAACCCCAGTCAACTGGATAGTGTGTTCGCCAACCTTCTTAGTCCCGAAGGTAGGTTTTACATGGCATACTACTCAGATGATTCCTGCTTCGCATTTCGACATCGCGGCGTGGTTCGGTACTATAACCTTGACATCTCCAAATGTGACGCTTCCCACGGGAACGCCATGTTTGTGACTCTTGTCAAGGTTCTACCGCCACACCTACATGCCGAGATGCAACTGTTGGTAGATCAGTGCAAACTACCTATTGTGATTCGATCGGAGAACGGCTTGAGTGAGCAAGTCTGTGGGTACTTCAATGACCCCACTTTGTTCTCTGGTTCGACCATCACGACCGCCATCAATAATCTTGCTAATCTCAGTGTCGGTTACGCGCTCTCTTCCGTTGAACTTGAGGACCGTGACTACAGCGATGCTGAACTTAGCAAAATTTTTGCTCTGGCCGTAGAAGAGACTGGATACATAGTAACAGGTTTTACTGGCGATGAACGCTGCCAGAAACCCGAAGACTTACAGTTCTTGAAGCACTCCCCCGTACACGATCTACAAGGTGTTTATCGTGCTGTGAAGAACCTTGGCGTCTTACTCCGTGCGAGTGGTACGTGCAAAGGGGATCTTCCCGGCCGTAAAAACCTTGGGATTGTGGCCCGCGCCCGGGAGTTCCAAGCTGCCCTTCTCCAAGGGATGTACCCAGATACTTCATTTCCTTTCATTGAAACTATGAAGGATGTCGCTGGCCGCAAAACCAACCTGCGAGCCACCGAGATGGTAGAATCCGAACTTGCCTACAAGATTGGTCACCGCGATAAAGATGCTTTCTTCACTGACGAAGATATCTTTAGGCGCTATGATCTCAATCCAGACGAGTTTGTTGATCTCCTGGAATTCAGCCGAGCCGGCGCCTTCACCCACTGTTCGAACAGCTTTGTCACTAAGATCCTAGACAAAGATTACGGACTGAAAGCGCTCGCCTGGCCTGACCTCCGGTAGACCACCATCATCCTAGCAGAACTTCTTCTTCTCGTTCTGAAGCACTAGGTGGCCCCACGGGCCAGAAAAACGTTGGCATTCTTTTTG